GCCTACATTCTGAACTGGGGCTCTGCTAACAGCCTCACAACACATACGTCGATTAAAGGTATTACTAAGCCACAAGAGGCTCCCTATTACGTCCACTGCACAGGACTATCGCTGTGAAACGAGAGCACTTCCTGCTGTGGTTACTGGCTGGCCTGCTGTCATGGCAGGCCGCTCTTTTTTCCTATGGCACAGTGATGTGCACCAGGGCTGAAGAACCACAAACAATGTGCCCTGAGTTGGGCGATAGGTTTGATGGTTTTGTGAACACCAGTCTTGGCGCGGTGTTGGGTTTGTTGGCCGGCAGCGTTACGCGGCAACAGCCATAACCTTGGTGAGGATGAGGCAGTCATCTTCCTGCTCAACCTTCACGTATTCACCAGGCTGCACGTCAATCATCTCGGCGTAGCAGCTGCTCAATGGGATGACGCCACGGCTGCTGGCTTTGACTTGATAGCTGGGTTGACGGTGTCCAGTACCAGGGGCGTGGGTGTCACCGATCGTCAGGCCTTGAGCAGCAGAGAGAGCAGTAAAGAACTCAGTCTTTTTAAGGCTGGCCTTGCCATTGCGGATGGCGACGTAACCAGCGTTAGTGAGCATGGTTGGCATATCCAACCCTGGATTTGCTGCGACGTAATCGACTAGTTCCTGTCCGGAAAGCTTCGACATTGACCATGTTGACAACTGTCAACAGTATATCAACGGAAGGCTAGGTTTCCGGCCGCGTTTGTGTAGCTCATACTCATTGCACCTTGAGCAGCTTGCACTGCTGACCCTGCCAAGATTGAACCCCAGCTTGGCTTGGCCACCTTCGTCGTCAACATCTTCTCTGGCTTCAGTCCAGCAATAGGCTCCAGTGGATCGAAGATGATTGCCTCGCGATACGGCGTTGAAGCAGCCGCAATCGTGCTCTTCGCACCCTCAAGCAATGCTGTGTATTCACGTTGACCCTGGCGTTGTGCCAAGGCAAAGCCAGGCTTGGTCAGTTGGTTGAAGTTGCGCATCAACGATCCAGTCTGCAGTTGGTATTTACCCAACGCAGTTGTGGCCTGGCCTCGCAGGCTGTCCATCGTTATGGCAGTTGAACCCTTGGTGTATTTAATTGCGTTGGCTTCACGCTCTATGCCAGCTGCGATCTGTGCCATCTCCGATGCAGACTCACCGCTGAGTGATGCGTTGTAGTTGTTGAGCTGTCTTCGTCGGTTCTTCTGTTCAGTCTTGAGCAGGCCATAGCTGCGGCCAAATGCTTTCATGCTGTCCATTGCCACACGCCTAGAGCTGTTGCTTCCGCCTTGTCTGGCGAGTGATCCTGCCTTTTGGTCTGCTCCCTCAACCAAAGCCGTGATGTACTGAGCATCACGCTGAAGAGTATCCAGCTGCTCACCGATCACGATTTGCTCTTGAATAGCTTGACCCTCGTTCTGCTTCTTACTCAGCAGTGCATCTGCCTGCAGCCCTCTGGTCTTCACTGAATTCATATAAGCCTCAACATCTCTTGTGCTCGACAAGATTGCACTTCTGGCATCGTTGCCAATGCGCATCATCGTGTCGTCATAGGTGACTTGCTCAGCCGCCAGGTTGTCCTGCAGTTCGTTCGTGACTTGAGTAGCCCGCAGCTTTTCACTGACGATGTATTGATCCATCAACGCTTGACTGTTCAGCTCAAGGTTGAGCACTGCAGCGTCAATGATTCGTCCTTGCTGAGCTTCGTAGTCAGCTTTCTTGACTCGATCCTGATAGCGCTGTGCTTCTGTGTTCGCTAGCGACCATGCGTAATCAGACAAAGACTGTGCATAGTTGAGTTCCCACTCTTTTGTGTCTCGCTCGTACTGAGCTTCAGCTATCTTGTCTTGCTCTTTATTCGCTGCATCAGCAGCTGATCGCTGTTGCTGTCCCCCTATGAGGCCGCTGACGAGACCAACGCCAGCTGTTGCAATAGCGCCCCAGACCATGATTCACGCAGGCTTCTCTCTGTCACTGTAAACGCCCTTCCATGACGCGCTAGTGACAGTGAGTGGCAGCCAGGAGTCCGACTCAACAATCACTGAACACTTGTCGTTCTGACTGCAAACGGGAGCAGTGATACTTCCGCTCTCCAACGACATGTCGCTCTTGTCAAGAGTGCTATTCATCACATCAAGGATGCGTGCTCGGAAGTTCACGACTGTGTCATTGCTCCGGTTCTCTCGCTTGACCCGCAACGTATAAGCCCCGGTGTCAACGTGGTTCACCGTCCATCGCAAGATCTGCGTCCGACCGGCAAGCTGACCAATCCGTCTGTTCCCTGATTCATTTGTATCAGGAACAAAGCCAGTGTTGAACTCATACTCAAACTGATACGGCTCACCGAACGCCACCGCATAACCAGTCCAGTCCCCAAACGAATCACACACCAACGTTGTGTTGGTTGTCTCCCCAAGCTTCAGGCCCTGGTAGTCCGCATTGGTAAAGCGCACCACCGCCACCGTCTTCTCCGCTGGTGTGTACGGAATGGTGAATGTCGTCTTGTCGGTGGCAGCGTCATACGCCGCTGTCACGGTATTGGTTGGCGTTGCAAATGCTGTGGCTGGATACTGCAGCAGCCTGTCCAGATGGATCTGCGGTGTGGCCTGCACCTCGATCTCATCGTTCAACTGCAAGCAGAAGTACGTCCCTGTGCTGTCAGTCACCAGCATGTAGAGCTGGTTGTCCATGAACTTCACCCACTGGATCTCTTGGTTGAACTGCCATTGGCTCCAGCTCCGTTGGATCTTCTGCTGCCCAACCTCTCCTGTCTGCCACAAATACTTGTAGACGTAAGCCTCTTTCTTGTTTGTTGGTGAAACGATGAAGGCAGCGTCAATGTTCTGGCCGATGTCCCAATGGGTAATAGACCCTTGGATGTACTTCGGCACATAGTTGGTCACATCCAAACTGCTGCCTAAGTTCAGACCCAGCTTGGTGTTTCGCTGGTTGTAGAAGTTGAACTCACGGATATGGGTATAGCCAAAGTACTCCGTGGCAAATAGAACCTGCGCCCCAGACAGCTTCGGTCTGACGTTGGGGTTCATCTCTAGGTTGCTGAGCCTGAACATCTCACCCGTCAGAGGAGTTAGCACGTCAGCGTCAGCTGCCCGCACTTGGAACTGTGACGTGGATGAGAACGCAAGGATGCTGTCCTCAACCGGAATCATCCATTCAATCGGTGAGCTGCGTTCACTGGTGCCACGTAATCCAAATGGATCTGTTGCTTGCACGGCAAGCGACGTGTCATTGAAGAAATTGAAGATGTCATCTGTCTCGCTGAGCTGCACCGTCTCGTCAGCTGCAACGATGTAGCGACTGCGGAACAGGCTGTGATCTCTAATCTTTTTGCCAACGAACTCTGGATCGGGTGACGACTCTTCATCACCAGCTGTTCGCTCACCCCACTTCGGGAAGGTGTAGTTGTACGTCTGGCCATCAACGGTCTGTGTCTCTGCTGCTCCATCAGCAGGACCAATGAAGAACACATTCTCCGCTGCCCGAAAGATGATCAGCGGCATGGTGTTGGGGTCAAGCTGGTAGTTAATCCCAGGCTTCACCGTCTCCTGCCATGCACCTTCGCCTAATGCCCCACCATTGAAGGTGGTGAACTTCAGCCAGCGGTTATCAACCGTTGTTGATGGATCGCTTTCAACCTCAACGACGTAGCCATTGGATGCAATGACCGGCAGGTTGGCCAGGGTCTGCACCTTGTCGGTGAAAGCATTGGCCAGCTCTCCACTGCGGCCGTCATCAATGGTCAGCTCAAAGCTGGTGTTGTCATCCTTGGTGACATAGATGACGTACTGCTCAACGACTGCGGTGTAACCAGACTGTCCGTTGATCTGGCCCTGCAGGTTTGATGCAACCAGGGATGTGCTGATCGTGTTGTCTTCATCACCAGCGTCTGGTGTTGTGTAGGTCGCGACCTGATTGCCGTCGATCTTCACCGTGTAGGTGACGTTGTAAGCAACGGCTCTAATGAACACCAGGCCCTTGCCTGTTTGTGCTGTCACTGAGGAAGGCAGATAACCAACCACCTTCTCCCTGTTGAGCAGCAGGCCCAGCGGGCCGCTGCTGATCAGCACATACTTTTTGTAGTAATGCTCTGGATCGTTGTAGAGGTAAGACTCTTTGGCGACAGTGACCCTGCCTTCTGCGTCAATGCCAAGACCAGGGCCATGGACTTTGATCGTTGGAGTCAAGCCATTGCGGCGTAGCTCGAACAACGTCTGATCTGTTGCACCAGGCCTGATCAGATTTGAATACTGTTCCCCCGTCTGGATGTCCATCATCTCCAGATAGAAATCAGTGAGGGGGGTGTCACTGATCCTGGATTGCAACCGCATCGCGTTCCGCTTGGTGAGTCCCTCAACTGGACTCGACCAACCATTCAGCTGCCGTGCGCCCTGGCCTGCTGTACGCAGGTGGGGTGGCTGCTGAGAGACACCTTGAATCAACGTATCCAGATCACGACGGATCGGTGCGCTGGCTTTGCCAGGTGTCTTGCCCTTGCGGAACTGCGACTTGGTGCGGGGCATTAGCGGACTCGGTAACGGGTGCCACCTGCTGGGATGTAGCCAATACCCTGGGTTGCCCCGCGGTCATTGCCCCACAGCAAGTTGTTGTTGAGGGTGTTCTCTTCTGATCGGATCAACATCGTCCGGGCTTGATCCTCATCTGCCACCGTGTAGGTGAAGACGATGGAGCTGGCGGTGTAGCGATCAGAAAAGATTCGAGCGCTGCGAATGGTGATGTACTGCTGAGCGGCATGAGGCAGCTCATCCCATGGCAGCTGGCAGACAACCTTGGCAGCAACGATCGGAGCGTTGTCGATCACTGCGCCAAAGTCATATCGCTGGCTGTCGCGGTCATACACCCGCAGACCCCGCATCACGTATTGCGTGTCGGGGTAGGTGTTGGGGGAGAAGTTGACAGTCAGCGTGTTGCCAGGAACAACGTATGTTCCTTGTGCAGTTGGATTGATCTGAACAGATTCGTCAGTGTTCCAACTCCATGCCTCT